AGTTTGCCTGCTTGTGTACGCTTTGTAATCATAAGAATAGCCATATTAGACACTCTTTTGAGACTTTTATCTATAACAGCTTTTTGTTTTTTAGTAATCCTCTTAAATTCTTTGATTACTTCAATCGTATTTACTTTTGCAGATATTTCCATTATCTCACTAGGCGTAAATGATGGATTGGTTCTTTTTCAGAATCAGAAACTGTACCCCCACCATCTTCATCATACTCCACGCCATCTCTTAGTATAGCTTGAAATTCTTCTTCATATCTATCTCGGTAAAAGTCTATCTGAACTTGAAATGTGTCTTTACCCTCGCCAGTGTCTGGGTCTCGCCATTTTGTTAATTGTGGATAAACATATTTCCAAAGTGCTATATAAACTACTGCCAACTCAAATTGTGCAGGTGTTAATTTACTATTTACCATCTCTACAGATGAAACTTTAGTTATATCTTTATATCTGACTTGATGACGATATCTTTCCCACCATTCCTCACGAATACGCCTTAAAACATCATTTTCAGCAAATTGAATTTGATCTACAAAAGTTGTTATGCCAAAACTTAAAATATCTGGTTGTATCTTTTGTAAATGTGTATTTTGAACACTAAATACTGTTGATGACATTATTCAGCCTTTTTGGTTGTCTTTTTAGGTTGAGGTTCTTCTTCAATAATAGTTTGATCTTTTGATGGTTCTGTTTTTGGTTCTGGCTTTGCAGGTTTGCCATCATCTAATGACCAACCTCGTCTAGCCCAAATGTCTTTATTGTTTTCGTAATCGACTTTATTTCTTTCAATAACTCTATCGTCTTTTTTAAGTTTGACCATTTCCATAATAATAATTCCTTAAAAAAGGGGTGGTCGCCCACCCCATAAGTTTTAACTTGCAACTGAGTCTGCTGTTAACTTAACTCCATATGTATCATGGATTTCACCAACACCATAAACTGCTGTAGCAACTATCTCATCTGCTCTTAATGAAGCATCTCTTTGTGATTCAATCTTGAGGTCTTGCATCATTGCTAATGCAAGTGCATCTTGAGAAAATACACCACCGATACTATCATCAGAACCATCTACAGAAATATTACTGGATTCAAATATTTCGATACCTGCAATTTGACCAACAAAACCACTTCTCATAGCTTCGTTAGATAGTTCTGTATTTAATCCTGCAAATGTATTTGTTAATGACTTTTTAACATTAAATATTTGCTTTGGGTGAAATACACCATAGTAAGGTGCAGGGGCGTTATTTGTTCTTAGTTCTGCTGACGCTTCAAATAAATCTTGAACTGTTAATTCTTGACCTGCTCCACCTGCTTTTTCTGTAGAAAAGCCAGTAAATAATGCTGATAAATCAGCGTCAACTTTTCTAGCTATTGCTTCACCAAATAATCTTCCAATATCACCTGCAACATTTCTTGGTGCAGAGTTTCTTGCAAGATCAGTTAGTGTTGTCATAATTCCAACTTCAGAAGCTGTAATAGTAACTGATGATGGATTTACTGCTGTATTTGAGAGGTCTGTCGCTTCATTTACTGCTGACGCTGAAACTGTAGCATAGATTGGAACTTCAACTGACTTTCCACCACCCACGATTGTATAGTTTCTGACAAGATTTCTCATAATTGATTGCTCGCTTGCTACGAACAATGCTTCTTGTACTATCTCGGTGTATAATTCCGAAATGGTACTACTGGTTGTTTCGTTAGCCATAATTACTCCTTATAAAAAATATAGCTTCAATTATTATTTAGATTAATCACAGTGGCTTTAGAATCTCTTTGCTTTCTCCATTTAGCATAGGCTTTCCTATCCTCTGGATTATTCATATCTAATTCCCCAATATTTAAAGACTTATTGAGTTTTTGTCTATCCACATTTGACACTGTGCCAGAGCCACTTGGAGTTGCACTAACAAAGTGTGGGTTTTGTGTTAAAAACTCTTGTACTAACTCATCAGTCGTAAAAAGTTCCCCTTTATTGTTATACCTTGCCAAACCTTGATTATCAAGTATTTCTACATTTCCCTCATCATTTAATCTAATTTGGGGCTGTAAAAGTGATACAACTTGATCTGGATTGATTGCTTTATTCTTTGACGCAGACTGTAACAATGACTTATTAATCTTAATATCTTTTAGCTGACTTTCTAACTGGGCTTTTTCTTTTTGCCATTCTTGAGTTTTGGTTTTGATTATTTCCTCAAACTCGCCCTTTTGTATCTTTTGCTTTTCTTCTAATTCTTTTTGTGTCTTTACAGATTGTATTGCAACATCAAGATTATCTACACCTAATTTATTAAGAACCGACTTGCGTTCTTTTGCTAGTCTAGTTTCTACAAAATGATTGACTTCCTCTTGAGTTTTAAAAGCCCTTTCTGGAGGTGGTGTTTCTTGTACCTCTGGTTGCTCTACTTGTTCTTGAGTTTGCGTGGTCTGTTCCACTTTGTTTTCTTCCATTTAATACTCCTAAGTTTTTGTTATTTATAGCAAATTTCTTTACAAATTGCTACTAATCTTCATCTTCTGGCTCTAGCCAATCATAATTACCCTCTTTTTCTGCTATCTCTGGCAATCTTAGTTTCATTGCTTCTTGATAATATCCAAAATATAAAATTTCATCAGAATTTAATTTTCTTCCAATTTCTCTAAATTTTTTATAATCCTCAACATTTAGAATATTTTTTTTTACAATTTCACTTGCTTCTTGTAAAATTTTTCTCATTTAAGAACCTCATTCTCTAAAAATTTAATAAAATTAGGGTCAACTAATTCTTCCCTACCCATGTGATACAAACTAAAGTTTTCTGCAAACCATTCATATACATTTTCATCAGAATATCTAGTGGCACTACTACCTTTTACCCTCCTTGAAATAGCAGGATTCCTTAATGCCTTTTCAATAGGTGCTTGTGCAAACATACCCCCTTTTTCTGTAACTTCTTTATAATTTTTTGTTTGATGAACTTGATGAGCAAATTCATGGTAAATTACACTTCTTAATTTATCTAAATTATTTTCAAAAAAATTATTGCTACCTTGTGGTCTTTTCCATGTCTTTGACACAAACTCTTTTTCATTAGAAACATCTACACCTAATTTAAAAGATTTTGCTAATTTGTTTTCTTTTTGGTATTGACCTTTTGCAAGAAAAGCATTCCTAAAATCTTCATCTGCTTTATTCTTACTAAAATATTTTGGGTTTATGTCTAATACACCATCACCCATAGCCATCATAGCACTACTTCTTTTGTGTACTCTTATTCCCCTTAAATTTGGTACGTTATATAATTTTGACAAATCATCAAGTTCTGCAAAAATAGCAAGTATTTGATTTGATGTTTCTGCATCTAATTTATCCATTCCACTTACTATACCAATATTTGAAAGCCCAAATTTGTTAATTGGTGTACCATCTTTGTTGAAAGCATATCTATCATCTTTTGCATTTTTAGTAATTTGTTTTTGTAATCTGTCAATAACAACTGTACTTGAAATTATATCTATTTCATCTTCTGTAACTGGATTTTTTAAACTAGACCTACGACCTTTTTTAACTGGCTCTGGTGGAGTTACCTCTACCTCTGGTTCTGGTGGTGGTTCGTCTACGACTTCTTCAACTGTAGGTATCCAAGTGTGTCTGCATCTATATCCACCTCTTACTATAAATGGGTCTCCAGTTGATTTACCTTGCCAACCCCTGCTATTCCATATTTCTCTTATTTGTTCTTCAGTAAGAACTTTGTTGAGCATTTCAACGCAAAAGTCTCTACTATCTCTGACTAATGTGCCAGTATATGTAAACTTATCTATTCCAGATTCTTTTGCTTTAGCAACTGTAAATTGTCCATGAAACTGCATAACGCTATCGTGGGCTATCTGACCTGCGTAACGTCTTAAGTTGTTTCCTGCCCTATCTGACGCATATTGTGTGTGTAATTTTCGTATTGCATCTTCTACTTGTACTTTTTTTGCTGAATCAAATTTATTTTCATTTATAAAATCAACTAATTCGTTTATCTCTGCACTATTAGACCTTTTGTATACGCCATTGATATGTGATCTAATATTAGAAACCATATCGTCAAATGGTCTACCTGCTATTGTGCTTTGATACACCTCATCATTAATAACTTTGATAAATCTTTCTGCAATATCTTCAAAACCAGAAAAACTTTGGTATTTCAAAGCGTTAATAGTTTGCAAATCTATTTCTGTAAGACTTTTGAAGTTTTGAGGTATATTAAGTTTTCCAAAATTATCTAATACCTCTTTTGCTATTTTGTTGTATTCTTCGTTGATAATTAGATCAGCTTCACCTAAAAAGTTTTCTTCTATAACCTGCCTTAATTGTGGCTGTAATTGAATAGCAAGTCTTTGAGAAACTAATTCGCCTTTTGTGGCTTTCCTAACTTCTTTGATTACGTCATCTTCTAACTTATAAAGAACATTTATCATACGTTCTTCATGTTGATCGGCTAGTTTTTCTAATATCCTTGACATAAACTAAAGGGTAGAACTTTTTTTCCAAGCCCTTATAGACCAGTATGCAGGACTTAGAGTTTTCTGACCTTTTACTTTTTTTAAAACTCCACCCATTCTAGCTAGAAATGATTTTTGTCTAGCAGGATTATTTTTTTTAATACTCATTCCTCTAGCACCATAAGTAACTTTTTGAACCCTACCAGTAGATTTGTTTTTTACATAAACGCCAAACTTTTTGTTTTTAGATTCTGCTGTAGATAATCTAAATGGTTTATTAAGTGTAACTTTTCTTCCTTGATATTCAGCCATTATCTTCACCTAAGTCATTGTTTTTATTGGGTTTTTCCCAGG